CACACTTTGCGCAATCTGATTATCTGCGAGTTGGTCTATAGGTTGGGCCAAGACGTTTGGCACAGGGCAGGCAGGATCGAAACGCCGGATCAAAAGGCGGTGCGACATGGTTGAAACTGTGCTGATGTCGTGGGCTATCATAGCCTTGCCGGTAATCCTCGGCGGGTTGTTGGGAATGTTAATCGGGATATTCTGCGACAAGTGAAATTTTAAAAATTAGACTAGCAGGCGGCTCCCAAACGGGGGCCGTTTTGCGTTGGTACTGACGGCAGCCGTCCGGATCGTTTGACCACCGGACCATTACCACCCTCAAAAGCCTGTAAGCCGATATGAGACGCGCCACGCTATTAGGTGGCGTTTCGGGCGGTTACCATAGCCAGAAACTGTGGGAAGGCGTCAGACGGGCCTTAGAACGGCTGTCACGTCGATCTCATGGTTTAACATCGGGTGATCACACGCTGACATTGACCAGAGACGCAGGTTTTAGGCCGGTTTCCTGCAGGCACGGGGCGGTGATCCTTATTGTAACGAAGTGCTATAGAGATATAGGAACCTGTTACAATAAGCGGCAGAATATGACCGGCGGAAACATCACCAAGGTGATCGATCAGAACAGGCAGGCAGAAGCACCACCAGAAAGGTGCATGGGGATGCCCCGCGCTCGACCATTCTGCGCACGTCAGCGCACCGGCCCTTATTCTGCAGGGCGGGTCGGTCTAATTGCGTGGGACTTTCACAGTTTCCATAGATAGAATGCCATAAATTTCTATAACTTTTTGAAATCATTGCATATTTTAAGGGAAACCTGTGACTATGCAGGTCACGGGCCGATTACTATTTATTAGTATATCTATTTAACCTGTTGATTTTAAACGATTACTTTTGAGAATGATTATCATTCGCATATAGGCTACCCCTGCATGTGCCACCCACCCCCCTACCGGTAGCGTATACACCCCTGACGTATTTTTGGGATTTCACAACCGTAAACGGCCTTCAAGCACCACCCCTATAGTATTTCTACTACTATATATTGTAAATATACTATTGTTAGGCAATAGGTATTGACATTAGTACGCCACTTTGTTATGCTTATGTTAGACCCCCTACTTATGCATAGGAACTTGCATGGACGATTGTGGGGCAGAAGTATCTCTTGGTGTATTATTTGGTGCGGTAGCTTCTGTCGAGGTTAACGACAGCGGTCTTCTACAGATAGTACTAAACTTATTTGCGTCTGATGAGGATAATTCTCAGGAAGTCCGTATCGACTTTTATAATATTACTGAGAAGTTGCTATCTCGATATAAGGATTCTGGCGAGTACCACGCTCTGTTTGGCATTGCCGAAGAGATGGCGCGGGAAGCCGAGCGTATTCGTGGTGAAGCCGTCAGTATGTCTGACAGCGAAGAAGCTGTGGCTGACCTGTTCAACGTCTAGCCTTATGCAGCTTAGTTTATTCCCAGATTCTGATGAAAAGCCGAAGGAGGTTGAGCCTGAGAGGGAATGCAAAGGCTGTAAGCAGGTTAAGCCTCAGTCTGATTTCAATGTGCTTATTAGAAGGGTTAAGGATAGCGTTAGCTACCATCCGACTTGCAGGTCTTGCATGAAAGCGGCTGAGAAGATCAAGCATGAATGGAGAACGGCTAATCCCTTACCTGCTAATTACGCATGTCAGATTTGCGAAATGACCCATCAGAAGTTTAAGGACAACGGACGTTATCTAACTACAAGTCCATTTTCAGTGGATCACTGCCATACTACGATGAAGGTCAGAGGATGGATTTGCAATAGATGCAATACTGCTTTGGGCCTAGCCTGCGATGATAAGAAAGTTTTGCAGAAGATGATTAATTATCTAAACGCATAGCGGGTATACCACCTTAGTATCTACTATCTACGCCACTTAGTTGGTATAATGAATGTAGTATATAAAGGAGAATACTTATGTTGACTAAGATTATCGCTGTGGTAGTACATTTCTTTTCTGGTGAAGCTGCTATTGTTAAGAAGATACAACAACACCAGTTAAAACGAGTAGCTTACTGGCAATTAAATAACCTGTCTGACAAGATGCTTCGGGATATTGGAATAACCCGTGGAGATATTCGTAGAGTAGCTAATGGCGAATGGAATGGTCAGCGGGAAACGTCTTAAAGCCGTCTTCTAAAGACGAGTACTACTAGTATCTATATAGTATACGGCTGGGAGGGACAACTCCATTATAGCATCATAATGACCTCTTGTCTATAGTAAAGTGGCGTATTAATAAAATTAATTAAATAGTTGACACGCCACCTAGTAAGTGGTACAATGTATTATCAAAGCAGATTGAGTAGTCTCCAGTTTGTAAGCCTGCTGGTCGAATATTCTACTCTCTGCAGAGATAACTGGGCGCGAGATTACTGATGGGGGTCTTTTTCTCGCGCCCACTTTTTCACAGAAAGTAGCATGGCCTTTAATTTATATTACATACGTGCTGCAATCCAACAGCGCACAGGAAGAGTACTCACCTTTAAGCACATACGTCGGCTTTTAGTAGAAGAAGGTTTAATTTCTCAGAAGGAGTTAAATTCCAATCCTCTGGCTAAAGAATTTGAGGGATACGGACGTTTCTTTGCATATGAAGATAATTCAGTAGACGTACCATTTCAGCCATCAAGATTTTTATCAGAAGTATATTTAGAGGAATTACTAGAGGAATTATTAGATGAGGAAGTTGGTTAATAATGCAGCCTTAGTTAAACCTGTTCAAAAGGTATCATCCTTATACCCTGAAGGTGAGGCGTACAAGAAGCCAGCACCACAGCCCCCGAAGAAATAGGCATAAGGATGATAGACCCCGTAACTGCCTTTGCTGCAGCCCAAGCCGCATTCTCCGTTACTAAGAAACTGATTTCTGCCGGACGAGAATTGCATGACGTAAGTTCGCAAATCGGGAAGTGGTATGAAGCCTGCTCAGACGTAAACAAGGCTGAGAGCCAACGCAAGAACCCCAAGACCTTTGAGAAGATGAGCCAAGGCTCTGACAGTTTAGAAAGGGAAGCACTAGACCTTATCGTTCGTAGGAAAGCCCTGCTTGAGAAGGAAAAGGAGATAAAATTCCTACTCAACTATAGGTACGGTCCCTCAACCTATAAGGAGATGACCGACCTTAGAAAGCAGATTAGAGAAGAGCGAGAGAAGACAGTCTACCGAGCTATGGAAGCCAAGCGGGAGATAATGAACAATGCTGTTATCCTTGGCCTATCTCTCGGCATCTTTGGAGTACTAGGCGGCGGGGTATACCTTCTGATGTTAGCATTATGAACGTAGTCATACCCTTAATTTTAATAGGCTCTCTGGTTAATCCAGAATATGTAACCTGCCATTTATGGAAGAGAACCGAAGGTAGAGATGGCAAAGTGTGTATCTACTCTGGGGTGAACGGAACTATAGCATACCACTACGCTCAAAGGTCGTTCACTGAATGCCCCCGCCAGTTCCAATGCAGGTACGCGCCTAATAGCAAGGGCAGGGTTACCTTGAAGGATATTATGAAGGGCATCTCAGATGGCTTCTAAATCAGAAAAGATAGCAGCCGGTAAGAAGAGGCATGGATTTACGGCGGTTAACAAGCCTCGTCGCGGTGGGCCTAAGAAGTTTGAGGTGCTGGCGGTTGAGGGTGACAACGTGAAGTACGTCACCTTTGGCGATCCTAACATGGAAATTCGCAAGGATAATCCCAAGGCCCGTAAGTCCTTCCGCGCAAGGCATAAATGCGATGAGAAGAAATCCAAGTTAACTGCAGGCTATTGGTCCTGCAAGAAATGGTGACTGTAGTTCAATTCCCTCAACTATCAGAAATCGACAAGCAGTTCTTAATCTTAGAACAGCAACAATCCGAAATACGAAATCAATCCATACTTATTAAAGAAAGAGGTGAGATCATGCCTAATGTTGGCGGTAAGAAATTTGGTTACGATAAAAAAGGTATGGCTGCAGCTTCTAAGGAAGCCAAGAAAACTGGCAAGCCTATGAAGAAAAAGGCTGGCTACAGCAAAGGCGGCATGGCTGTCAAAAAGAAGAAGTAGTCGCCATGTCCTTGGTAAAGAATATGAATGCCCGAAAAGCGGCTGGAAAGTCACGGTCTAAAAAAGATTCCACTGTTTCTGCAAAGGCTTACAAGGATATGAAAGCAGGCTGGCCTAAGAAGAAGAAGGCCACGAAGTAGTGGACGAGGAGCGTCTTTCCCGCATGGAAACCAAACTGGATAAACTGTCGGAAGCGATAGTCAGTATGGCTCGGATGGAGGAGCGGGTGATTACCGTCTTTAAGCGGATGGATAGCATCGACGCTCAATTCAAGAAAATGGATGAGAGAGTTGCGCAAGAGGAATTGGCTGGAGTTAAGCGCGGCCAGACGTTGGCCTTTGCGGAAAGATTATTTTGGATTGCAGTAACCGCGATTGCTGGCTGCATATTTTTGGTGGGTAAATGATAGAAGCACAGAGAGAATATACCGACAAACAACAAGCCTTCTTGACTGCACTTATGTCAGAGGAATGTAGAGGTAACATCCGCAAGGCTATGACAGCAGCGGGTTATGCATCGAATACTAATGCGACTGCAGTAGTCAGGCCTTTGTCTAAAGAGATTAACGAGCAGGCAAATTTAATGCTGGCTATGAATGCTCCCAGAGCAGCCTTTTCCATGAGGGATGTCTTAGAAGACCCTTCGGCAATGGGTGCGCGTAATTCAATAGCAGCCGCTGCTCAGATACTAGATCGTACTGGTTTGGTGAAGAAGGAACAAGTCGAGGTTAAGAATACAGGCGGTGCGATGTTTATATTGCCACCGAAATCTGACGATTGACCAAATGGCCTGATAAAACTCGTCCGAATAAGTACGCCAAGAAACCTTACGCTTACGAAGAGTCTAAGGATGATCCACTAATACTGGTAGCCAAACAGGAGATGGTGGACAAGATTG